TCCGGTCAAGGACGACGACATTGAAAGCGTGACAGCGCCGGACGGTTCGCCGATCGATGGCTACGAAATCGAAAACCGCAGCGGCAAGCTGCAGTTGTTTTCCGGCTGGTCGGAACCGATCCGTATCACCTACACCGGCGGCTATAATCTGCCGGGTGAAGCGCCGCCAGCACTCAAGCAGGCACTGGCGATCATGGTCAGCGCGGCACGCGTGGCGCAGACACGTGAACTGACGTCAGGCATGCGCAGCATCTCACACCGGGAATCGCGCGTGCAGTTCTTCGACGCCAACGCGACACAGGCCAAGCAGGGCGGCAGCGGCCCGTTGAGTATGGCTGGCGAGACCGTCAACGCGCTGCTTTATCACTACATTCGTTTCCATGTTTAGCATCGAAGTGCAGGGCGCCGACGAACTGGTCGCCAAGTTCGACCGCTACACCAAGCAGATCGAGGAAGAAGGCAAGGACATGCTGCCGCACGCGGTGCTGGAGTGGCAGCGCGAAGACATGAAGCGCAAATATCCAAACCAGCAGACCGGCACGCTCGGCGATGGCAAGGAGACATTTGTGCTGACCACGATCTGGCCGCGCTCGCGCACCTACGTTCGCAAGAACGGCTCGCAGCCGAGACGAGCCGCCCCTCGCGTGGCGCGACCTCGTGGCGGAGCCCGCCCGATCCTGCGCCCTGAACTCTACGACAAGCTCGTTGATCGCATGAAAGCGATGATGGAGAGGGCGCTGCAGTGGCCGTAAATTTTGATGTCGTACTGCAGTCGCCGATCTTCGATTTTTTCGCGGTGCCATGCACGTTTCGGCCACTCAAGTCGCAGCCGGGTGCCCCCGACTATGAAGCGCGTGGCATCCTCAACACCTACATGCTCGACGTCGTCGGGCAGGACGGTGCGATCTATTCCGACCAGCGTACAATTCTTGACATCCGCGACAGCGAATTCGCGGTGATGCCGCAGCAGAACGATCACGTGGTCATTCCGCTCGACTGCAACATGGCGCCGAAGGGCGAGTACCAGATCGTCGATTCCACCAGCGACGGCGGCGGGCAAACCTGCCTGACCATCCGCAAATACGAAACCGTCATGTAGGTCCGCATCATCATGGGTGTAACGGATACCCAGAGCTTTTCGCTGGTGATCCGCGACGTCTTCCATGACGCGCTTGCGCGCGATGCATTTTTCACGAGCTACACCAAGCGCAAGACCAAGATGTTGACGGTGCAGCCGGACATATTGCCGTTTCTCGGCGTCTACATCATGGACGAGACCATGCTGCCGGACGGCGATCTCAACGCCGGGTTCTACGATTTCATTCACACGCTGCGTATCGGTTTCTCGGTGATCATCGCCAACAATGATCAGGTCGTGGCCGAGGGCAAGATTGACGCTGCGTTCTGGCGGATCATGCACGTGCTGTGGACCGATCCGTACATCATCAACGTCATCAATAGCTACAATCCTACTCTCGGGTCTGGCAACCCGGACAACGTGCGCATCGAAGGCATCTCGCGCGGTGTACGCCGCCACGTATTCGGGACATCCCAGTCCAACAACGAAACGCCGCTCGCCGAACTGCAATATGACGTGAGCGTGCAGTACCGCACCATGTGGATGCCGACGATCGTTGACGATCTCAACGAGATCGACCTGCGCACCGGCATCAAGATCGGTGAGACGCAGGAACAGATGGACCAGCGTCAGCAATTCAATCTGAACATCAAGTTCGACAATGCGGCTCAAAAAGCGAAGCCGAAGCAAGAGGAGCACAATGATGGTTGAAGCAACAGTAAAGGTATCGCTCCGCGGGCAGCGGCGGCGCGAGCGGTTGGAGAGGCTCAAGGCTGCGCGACCAAATGTCGGTGTCCGGGTGGTGCCGACCGATGACAAGTACCGAAAGCTCAAGCACCCGAACGGCGTGACGTTCCGGTCAGAGGGCAGTGTGGAGTGGCCGAACGACCGCTTCACCAAGCGTCGTCTTGCCGAGGGAGTGATCAAGGTCGAGGAGCAGGGCCGGGCGCAACACAGAACACAGCAACCGGCGGCGCGTAAGCCCGAGCGGGCCGAACTCTAAACAGCGCGAACCAAAACACTAGGAACTGCAACAGCGGCCCGTCTTTCGGCGGGCCGTTCGCATTCAGGAGATAGGAGCAACAAATGCCCATCAGTTTTGCCAACATTCCCGCCAACATCAAGGTCCCATTATACTGGGTAGAAGTCGACCCCAGTATGGCGGGTCTGCCGAACATCAACCTGCGGGCGTTGATGGTCGGTGTCATGACAGCCGACGGCGATGCCGAGGTTGACGTGCCGATCCCGATCGGCAGTCAGGCACAGGCCGAGCAGCGCTTCGGTATCGGCAGCGAACTCGCACGCATGTTCGCGGCGTACTACGCCAACAACTTTGCGAACGAAGTCTGGGGTCTGCCGGTGTCCGAGCCTGTCGCGGCGGCGAGCGCCACCGGCACGGTCACGATCGCGGCTGTGCCGACAGGCGCTGGCACCATTCACCTCTACATCGGCGGGGTGCATGTCCCGGTTAATGTCACACCGACTGATACGATCGATGGCATTGGCCAAGCGATCGAGGACGCCATCAATGCCGACGACAGTCTGCCGGTCACGGCGGCTGCGGTCGCCGGTGTGGTTACGCTCACGTCTACCTTCAAAAGCGTCAACGCCAACGACATCACGGTGACGCTCAACCACTACGGCCCTCGTGGCGGCGAAAGCCTTCCGGTCGGTCTCGGTATCACGTTGCCTGCGACCGGCCAGTTGACCGGCGGCACCGGGGTGCCGGATTTCACCCAAGCCATCCTCAACATGGGTGAGGAGCCGTTCGAATACGTGGCGATGCCTTATACCGATGCCACGTCGTTGTTCGATTGGGATCAGGAATACGGCTTCACCGACAACGGACGCTGGGGCTGGCAGCGCCAACTGTTCGGCCATGTGTTTTCCGCCAAGCGTGAGACGTATCCCAATCTCGTGCTGTGGGGCGAGACGGTCAACAGCGCGGTGGAGAGCGTCATGGCAGTCGAGCCATCGAGCCCGTCGCCGGTATTCGAATGGGCGGCAGCCTATGCGGCCAAGGCGCAACGCGCGCTGATCAACGACCCGGCGCGTCCGCTGCAGGCTCTGACCTTGAACCAGATCAAGGCGGCGCCGCTGCACACCCGGTTCGACTTCAACGAGATCAACAGCCTCGCCTCGAACGGGCTGGCGATCCAGAAGGCCGGTTCTGACAACCAGCCGATGATCGCCCGGGAAAACACAACGTACCAGTTGAACCTCTACGGCCAGACTGACGACGCGTACGAACTAGTCACGACGCTGGCAACGCTCGCCAAGCTGCTGCGCAACCAGCGCCACGCAATCACCAGCAAGTATCCGCGGCACAAGCTCGCCAACGACGGGACCAAGTTCGGGCCCGGTCAGGCGATCGTGACGCCCGGCATCATCAAGGGTGAACTGATCGCGCAGTACCAGCAGGACATGTTCTCCGGGCTGGTCGAGGACCTGCGCAACTTCAAGCGCTATCTGATCGTCGAGCGTGATCCCAACGATCCAAACCGCGTCAACGTCCTGTACCCGCCTGACCTGATCAACCAACTCCGCATCTTCGCGGTGCTGGCGCAGTTCAGGCTGCAGTTCGACCGTGGCGTCGATCTCGAAATCATCGGACCGGCGCAGCCGCCGTTCAATGCGGCGTCGGCGTCGACATCTGGCTGACAGAAAACCGTTAAGGTAAGGAGCAACAGCAAATGGCACAGAGAATTGCAGGCATCGCCTTTCTGACGGTCGATGGCACCCAGATGGCGTTGCGAGGAAACTTCACCGTAAGTCCAAGCCCGGTTGAACGCACGATGATCGCCGGACAGGATGGCGTGCACGGCTATCAGGAATTGCCGCGCGTGCCGTACATCGAAGCCGACATCACGACCCTGCCGGGCTTCTATCTTGAGCAGTTGCTGGACGAGACCGATTCGACGGTGATCGCCCAGTTGGCCAATGGCATGCAGTACACGCTCACTGCTGCCACGTGCAAAGGCGGTTTCGAGAACAACACTCGTGACGGCCAAGTGCGCGTCCGCTGGGAGGGCGTAACCTGTGAAGAGGTAGCGCTGTGACTCAAAACGGAAGAGGTCGCGAAGGTTTCGTCGAAGAGCAACGGCAGCAAGTGCCGCCTCCATCCCCACCGCCAGAGGTCATCCCACCGGAGCGCAAGCAGGCAAGACCGGGCGTGGCGAAGGCGGCGCCACCGCCGGAGCTTGAGCAGTCACCTGCCGATCAGCCGGAGATCGAGGCCGATCAATGGCCGATCCGGGTCAAGCTGCTCTACAAGGCAATCCGCAACAACAAGAACGAGGAAATCCGCGAGGTGACGTTGCGTGAACCGCGCGCCGGGGACATCAATCGTTATGGCAACCCGGTGCGCGTCAATCAGGACGGCGATGTCGTCATCGACGAGCGCAAGATGACCTACATCATGGCAGCACTTTCTGATGTCCTGCCGCCGTTCATCGAGATGATGGACCCGCGGGATTGGAACAGCGTGGCATATCGCTTGCGCCGTTTTTTCTTGCCCGATCCAGCGGCTTGGTAGGAGACGAGGACGAGATGATCCTCGACTGCTACCGGCTCGCCCGCTGGTATCACGTGAGCCCGGAAATCTTTCTCGCAATGCCTGTCAGCGAAGTGACGCTGCATTTGCAGCGCACGGCGCAACTCGATCGTCAGCAGCAATCAGTCAACGGTGACGACTAGATGCCAAGCGAAGCCGAAGAACTAAGACTGGTCGTCAACCTGACCGACAACGCGTCGGCTGGTCTGTCACGGCTGCGCTATGAGGTGCAGGAGCTTGGCGGCGGCAGAAATCGCGAGGCGATGGAGCGCTTCAAGCGTGACACGGAGGAGATCACCAAAAGAACGCGGGGCCTGAAGTCGGAGTTGGCCGAATTCGGCATAGTCGGCAATCTGGTCGCAGGTGCCGTCGGCGGCATCGCTGCCGGTTTTGCGATGCTCGCAGGCAAGCTGGCACTCAGCATTATCGGCTTCGGTGACGCGGCCAAGGCGATGCGGGAGCTTAATCAAGAGGCGCGTCAGATGGGCGTCGACCCTGTGGCGCTCGAAAACATCATCAAGCAATACGAGGAAGTCGGCGTCGCGCGAGAAAAGACGCTACAGAACATGCGCGGGCTATCACAGGCGATCGGCGAACTTTTCCGACCCGGCAGTCAAGGTGTCCGCGACCTGATGAACATGGCTGGCAGTGGCCTGCAGTCCAGAGCCGCCATGCAGGAATCGATCAACGCTCTCAAGAGCGCCACGACAGAGGAAGAAAAAACCAACATCGCAATCAAGATGGTGCAGAACACCCGCACCAACGCATTCAGACAGTACAAAAGCGAGCAAGAAGCTGCGCTTCGCGCCAACGAACTCGCGAAAAAACTCGGTGTCGACCTTTCGATTCTCGAACGGGATAATGTGGAGAAACTGACTGCAGCGGATGAAAGGCGCGCGCGGCAACGGCAGGCCGACCTGATCCAGTACAACACGGTATCGAACCAGATTTGGAAAAACTGGGAACAGATCAGAGACATCGTCGGGGCGCCAATCCTTAAGACCTTCTCCAGCACGCTGACCGACATCAACAACACGATGCGGGTCATCCTCGAAGCGTTCAAATGGATCGACGATCATGTCGGCGACTGGGGCGACATGGGCAAGATCACCACCAAGCTCAGACAGGTGATGCCGACGTGGTTGGGCGGCACAACTCCTGAAGAAGACAAGGCTATCGCCGAAGAGCGCGCAAAGCGTGGCGGCGCCAGAGTGGCGCCTCCGGGCGCCGGGACGACATCGCCCGCGCAGAGAGGTCCGGCGAACGACAATATGCCATCGCCCAGCAGTGTGCCGGGTGGCGGCAGGTACTCGCCGCAAGGTGGTCGTGCCGATGGGTTGCCGAACGGGCAGACCGCCGGACCGGGCACTGGCCCGGGCGCGGGCGCAACGCCGCCGATGGGTGAGGCCGCAGCAGCAGGCGCCAGCCTCGCCGCCGTGCGCGCCACTCAGGCTGACGAGCTTGCCGATCCGGCGGTGCGCAAGAAGCTGATGGCCTACGCGCATGCGGAGGTCGGATCGCAGGGCCCGCAGGCGGTGCAGGCTTTCATCGAGACGACGCTCAATCGGGCATCGGCGCGTGGAAAATCGATCGCCGACACTCTGTCCGGTTCGTATTTCCCCGGTGCTACACACACGAAAGCAGCGGCTGGTGCACCACAGAGCGTGCAGGCTGAGTACGACAAGACGATCGATCAGGTTCTCGGCGGCTCGAACATTTCCGGTT